ATTAGAATAGAAACAGCAGATGCTTATGGATTCATTGAAGGATTCATCTCATCTCTATTAAGCAAACAACCAGGCATAGAGGTTGGCGACGACATATCATCAGTAGGAAATCCAAAAGCAATCAAAGATATATGCAACAGGTTTCTCTTTGATTCATGGCAAACAATTGAATCAGCTGCACGTATGGCATTGATCTACACAAACGCTGGATTAAAGCTAAGCCCTAATGAAAACAGCAGTAATATATACGACAAAGCTAAAATCAGACCTATCCCTCCTTGGGAAATGATAATAGATAATGATGCAACACATTGGCTAGATCAAAGGTATGTAGGGCACAGATATTTCTTAACTGTATCAGAGGCATCAGCAAGATTCGGAAATAAACAATGGACACCCGTAGTTAAAGAAGATTATTTTACAAGCAAGAATAAATCATACAGGCATAGTGATAATACAAACCTACCACCTGAATATCTATATATTGAATTGGTAGAACTATATGATATGATCAACGACAAACTATTCTTTTGGACACCTCATTGGAAAGCAGGACAAGATATATTAGAAATAACTGAGATACCAATTAGAACATACGACGGACAACCACTACCAGCTATATCACCACTGTTCTTTAACAGACAACCAGAACGTCCATTAGAAGGTATCAGTTCTATCAGTCGTATTTATGACCAGCTATATGAAAAGAATATATTAAGAAGCTTCTGGGCCAATGCAATAAGACGTGATAGCAGACAGTTCCTTTATAAAGAAGGTGCATTCGATGAAGAAGCATTAGCACAAATAACAGCTGGTATAGATGGAGCAATGATCCCAGTAGATGCTGAACACCTGACTGGGCTAATCACAGAGGTCCCTGTAACACCTATCTCCTCCAACCATGATAGATACCTAATGAATGTAGAAGCCGACCTATCACGAGGTAGTGTGTTGGCACCATTCACAAGAGGAGAGGCAACCAAAGCAACAGCAACAGAGATAGGTGCATTGGCTCAATATACAAGCAGTGAAATAGGAAGACTAGCAAGAGAAAGAGATGGGGCAATAGCAATTCTCTCATTGATATACATTAGGTTCTTGTCTCTTATCACAGATGAAATCCAAGAACCGTTGATCATCAATGGAGAGACAGTTGTCTTAGACAGCAATGCATTGAAAGGTAAATATAAATACGTGGCATTGGATCAAGCAGCAACACCAATGAGCGAGGCAATGAAACAAAAACAATTCCTGGAACTACTACCAACGTTAGGACAGCTAGGTGTTAATCCTCAAATCATAAAAGAAGAATTAGTTAGAATGTTTAATCTTTCTGAGTTGCTATTACAGGAGCCAGAACCAGTAACACCTGAACCAGTCCAACCTCCATCACCAGAAGAAGCCCTACCACCAGAAGGCGGATCACTAGGAACAGCACAGACTGATGTACCACCAGAGATTATGGCAATGGTTAGCCAACTGCGAGGAGAGGTTTAATGCCGATACATGAATATGCACATAATGCACAACAGAAATTACAATGCACACATACAGAGGACGTCATGTACAAGATGTCTGATGAGGTACCTAAGGAAATAGAATGCCCAATGTGCAATAAGATATTATTAAAACAAATATCATCAACATCTTTCAGTCTCCGTGGTGGCGGCTGGTATGCTGATGGTTATACAAACAAGAGGAAACAATAATGAGAGAAGAATTTTTAGAAGAGAACTGGGAACCTGAATTTACGAAACAGGAATTGTTAAAGGAAATGCAACTACATATAGAACAGTTTGAGTCTTTTATTGAGCACGCTGAATCATCAGAAGAAGCTGCGTTCTGGAAGGATGCAAAATCAGAAACTAAAGAGCGTCTTGCTAAGGCGGCAATGATTGTCACACAAACCGAAGCCGATGCAGAATCTGCTGAAGAAACAGAGCAAGAAGAAGAACCCGAACAAGAAGAAATTAAATAAATCATGCCTATGTTTGAATACACATGCAAGAACGGACACATCACTGAAGAACTATTCTTTGTTGGTGAAAAGATCAAAGCATGGATGAAATGTCAGTGTGGAAAGAGGGCAATGAAACAAATACCATTGACAGCCAAGATGACACATATGTGGATGGGACAATGTGAAACAAATGGTGTCAATGGATACTATGATGCAGGCCTAGGATGCACAGTGCATTCAGCTCATGAGGCAGACAAGATAGCCAAAGAGAAAGGACTAGTCAGAGAGACAGACCTGGGATCACATTGGTGGGATGATAACATGAACAAACAAAAAGCTGATGCCGACAAACATAATGCCACTGTCAAAACATACCAAGACAATATAAAGAAATTCGATGGCAACAAAGAAAAGGCAGTGCAAGAAACATTCCCAGCTCATGAAATGCTGGCAGAAGGAGACTAACAATGGCAACAGACAAAGAGAAATTTGAACAAGAGCTTGTTGAAGCACAACAAATAGAAGATAACAATATACAGACATTGGCCCCAACAGGTGCTTTCAGTTCCAAGAAGATGAATGGATTGGTCATTGCCTTAAACAACCTATCAGCACTATTCGGATGGGAACAACTACCACGCGTTACAGCAGACATTAACGGTTCAATTCCAAATGATATAATGAGAAAGCTATTGACATTATCAGCAGCCATAGATGATGCAATAACAGAAGGAATATTAGATCAAGATAATCAAATAGACACTGACATATCTGATGACCACGGATTACTAATGCTATCATCAGCAATATCAAAGCTAACAAGAAACAAGAAATTCAAGCGCTTCCTTGAACAACCAATTGAAAACACTGAAGCAACAGAAGAAGACACCCTCAATCCAGAGGAACTATTCAATCAACGCATTTAAACAACGGAGAAATAATGCAATCAACAACAGAGACTGTCACAGACACCACCTCACCAGAGACCACACAAGCAACCCCAGATGCTACCCCTATAGATAACACTAATGATGACACAGGTGTGGCACAGAATGAAACGTCGGTAGCCTTAGACACATTACCACAATCTACAATAGAACAACTAGTCAATGAATCATTTGAAGACTATAGTGAATTCAGTGATAACACAAATCACACAGGTATGAGACCACTGCATGAACTACTAAAGCACCTACCTGAAGATGCTAGGAAACATGTTGCTAACCTTAGATCATCATACACAACTAAGACACAGGAATTAGCACAGTTAAGAGCAGACATCAATGCAGAAAGAGAGGCATTACTAAAAGAAAGAAAAGCTTTATATGAAGGTGATTTTGCAGACAATGTCAATAAACTAGCACAAGAACCAGAGACACCACATGATGTATGGACTGAAGAGGGCATTCAATCTCGTATTCAACAAGAGGCTGCCAAGATGTTTCAACAAATGCTTAATCCTTTACAAGAACAGATACAACTAGACAAACGACAGAATGATCTAGCAAGGTTTAAAGAGACTAATCCAGATCTAATGACTGATGAATATCGGATGCCTGTTGCAAGGCTACTGCAATCAAGACCAGAGCTAAGACTAGAAGATGCTTATTACATTATAAAGGCACAAAGACAGAATGACCTTGAATCACAGTTGGTACGAGAAAGAGATGAATTAAGATCAAGACGTCAAGAAGCTCTATTAAAAACATCTACAGGATCAAACAGTCGTGGCAATGGAACACCTAAATTCAAAGATGCTTGGTCTGCATTTCAGTACCATAAGAACAATGCTAACAAGAACTGATTTAAAAATACATTAATTATGTAAGGAGCAATCTTTCCCGTCCTTTTAAAGGAGAACTGTAGAGACTAATTACCTCATATCAGTCACCTCCAATAAATACTGGGGAGATAGGTATTTAAAAACATATCAATGGTTGATAACTGTTAAGACGATATCGAACAAACAAACAACAAATAGGTTAAAATATAATGACAATTTCAAATGAGCTCCTATCATCAACACTGTACAGTATTCGTGACAGTGAGGTAGATGAGCTATTCAACAAGGTCGCTTTTTTAGACGGCGCCCGTAAGCATGGTGGTATCATCACTGAAGATGGTGGAACAAAGATCCAACGTCCTCTAGCTCTAGCAGAGCACAGTACCATCACTGACCTCCCAACAGGTTATGAAGCAGTATCTCTTACAGTGAATGGTGTTATGTCACCAGCAGCTTTTGAATGGTCTGATTTCGTAGCTCCTGTAGTTATCTCTAGGCGTGAAGAATTAGAGAATAGTGGAGAGAAAGCAATCGTTAAGATTGTAGAAGCACGTATGCGTAATGTTATGGGGCTCCTTCGTAGAGAACTAAACCAGCAGATCCTTCGAGGTAATTCAGCAACACTAACAACACTAAACACGTTGAACGGTTACAATGCAACAGCAACCTCTGAAGGTTTGTTATATGCAGAAACAGTAGCAACACAACAAGGTCTAGCGGCTACAGTTGGTGGTGTGGCACGTTCTTCAACAACAGCTCCTGGTTGGTCTAACCAAGCAGTTGATATCGGAGCAGCATTCAACACAGACGGTATTCGTTTGATGCAAGAAGCTTATCTTCGTGGTAACAGTGTTGCTCCTATGGGTGATGTTGATCTAGTAATCCTTTCAGAGGCTGCTATGGCTAACTATCGTAGAGCTCTATTTGATAACGAACGTTATGTAAATGAAAAGGTTCTTGATGGCGGACGTATGCAACTAGCATTTGCTGGTGCAGCTGTTGAACAAGATGTAAATATGGGATTCACTGAGACATCTGCTGATTGGGGTGCTGGACCAATTTCTGGTTATGCATTGAATTTTGATGGTGTTAAACTAGCATTCCATAAGGATGCAGATTTTGCTGTATCTGATTTTGAGCATGTTAATGGAACAACAACACGTGCAGCACAGGTATATGTCAAATGTCAGTTGATTGCGGACCATCTTGGTTCTCAGGCTGTATTGTTTGATGGAGACACCTGGTAATAACATTAGGTTCTTTAGGGCCTACTATATACTAAGGAGCCTTCTATTAACGGAGGCTCCTTTTTATTTTCTATTAATAATGAGGGACACAACATATGAATTTATCAGAGCTCAGAGCTAAAATAAAAAATGTCACCGACTATCTTCCAGAGAATGATGAATACGATATTCAGATAGATGAACTAGTCAATGACGCATACCAAAGAATATGGACAGGTAAGCGATGGACATTTGCACAAAAGAAAACATACATTAACACATACCCAGACATCACACATGAATCAACAGGAATGGTTGCTAATGTGACTGATGGACAACGACAGATTATATTTCCTGCTGGTCTTGTCCCTGGCTTACAAGGAAATGAAGAAATATATGAAGGACAAATCATTGAGATCCAAGGACGTGAATATACCATTGACCAAATATCAGGAATGGCAACACAGGCTATTCGTGTTAGGGAACCACTAAGGGCAACAACTACAGTGTCTGATGATACATGGATTATCAAACATAGATATTACACACTACCTTCAAACACCATAGAGCTCCTATCAGTCTCCAATCGTGATGTACCTAATGGTGTTCCTGGTATTACAACCAAACTAGCATGTATCGATGCACCATATGAGGAATCAGCCAATATAAGAGAAGACAGCACAAGCACCTATGCAGATAGTTATATCCTAACACCACCAACGATTGTTGCTGCAGCAGAGAAATTAAATGTTGTCGTCGAAGAAGATGGTGATCCAGGTGCAGGTGATATACCTAACAGTTATTGGATTGAATTCTGTTGGGCATTTTATTGGGATGGAGGACATATAGGACCACTATCAGAATCATTCACAGCACAAACAGATAAAGGAGGTCAAGGAGGTTCTCCTCTGTTAAGACTATATCCTGTATCAGCAGACAATCGTTCTATTCAGTCACCACCTTATGTAGCAGTTACAGATGTAGAGAGGAATCCATATGAAGGTTATCGTAAGGTCTTCTTCTATAATAGCAACTATGACCATATAAACGGAACACGTCTTGGTCTTCCTACATGGAGAATGATTACAAACAAAGATGAACACACACCATTTTTAGCTGAAGATGAAGATGACAATATTACAATTCGTTGGATGTCTGAACTACATCAAGGTAATCCTAGGTATGAGGAACATGATGGTCAGCACCAACGTATCAGACCATATCCAAGGCCACAATCCACAACCAATTATGAGGAACATGATGAGAACCCAGAGAGACAGTTCTCGCAACTAGAGACTAGATATTATTACAAGCCTAACCTATTGACACTAAACACTGACACGCCAGAGATGCCGTATGAAATGCATAGCTGTATTGTCAATGCTGCATTGGAACACGTGTTTATAAAGAATGGTAATGCCTCAATGGCACAGTTATACACAAAACGCCTGGCCGACGATATGAAACGTCTAGAACGTAGATATACAGATCGTGTTGATGTTCAATATCAAAGAGGTTCATTCCATTCAGGGCAACGAGCAATACGCTTTGATACTGCATCACTAAAAATGAAGAGCTAGAATGAAAACAAATCCAACAAAGAGCACACAGTTTGAAGGTGTCGATGAAAGGTACCTAGCCAAACATTCTAAAGCAGGTAAAATAAAGAACCTTAAGGTTGATCCAGAAGGTTTAGGACTGTCTAATGAATGTGGTTGGGAACCGTTACATTACCGCCAGCTTAATCCGACTGGGCTACTAAACTATACACAGGTCTTAAACATGGAATTCAAACCATGTCGTGCATTATCAGTATGGGCTAGGCATGATGGAGCTGAGGTTTATTATCTTAAAGAGGCTGATGGTGTTCTGAACTATGCAATGGGGAATAGCACATCACTATCTGTTGCACATTATGATCATGTAACGTTATCTTCAGGAAGACATGAGCCAAAACCAAATGAGATAGGCACACAGTTTATTCCTTATGGACGATTTAATCTAATTATAAATGGATATGATGAGCCGTTCATGTTCTTCGGGCGTGGATATGTCAGACCCTTTGGATTCAGACTACCAACACCTACACCTTCTGTTATGGACGTTGAACCAGATTATTATTCAAATGCATCAGCAACAACAGATGATAAGACATGCATTCATTTCAGTGAAAAAGGAACCAAAGGCCTAGGCAATTCAGCAGTTGGTGATGCTAATACATATAGATACAAGATGAGCTTTATCACTGATACAGGTAGTGAGAGCCCCTTGTCTGATGCAGCTGTCGTTAATTGGACAATAACGGCAGGTAATGAAGGGCGTTATGGTGTAATGCTCAATGATGTACCAACCGGTCCAAAAGGAACAGTAGCACGTAGAATATATAGGACACCTAATCTAGAAGATGGACAGGTTTCAGGTAAAGGTGTATTTTATTTTGTCAAACAAATAGATGATAATATTACAAAGCAATGGACTGATATTATTAGTGATTCACATCTTACAATAGAGGCACCGTCAATTGCTGATAGTGTTATTTTAGGTCATGGACATAATGTTGGAACTGAATGGGATAACAGGCTTTGGATCGCTAAAGGTAACAAGGTATTATATTCAGACAAGAATAAACCAGAACAATTCGGAGCATTTAACTATTTTGATATGGGCATACAGAATGGTGGGCATGTTACAGCTATAGTTCCTTATTATTCCTCCCTCATAGTCTTCAGAGAGAACAGCATCTCAATGATTAGACCTACAACAGAAGGCTATACAATTGGGCAAATATCAGGAAACATTGGAACATCAGCAACAAACACAATCAAGGTTGTACCAAATGTAGGTGTAATGTTCCTAACAAAGAAAGGATTATATAACCTATCAGGCGGCCTTCAAGGTGGAAGCCAGGTTTCCATACAGGCAATAACAACGGATGTAACAGAGACAATCCAGCGTATCTCTGCCAATGCTCTACCTAGGGCCACGGCCACATATAGTTCAAAGGAACAAGAATATTGGTGTCATTTCCCCATCGACGGAGATACTGAGAATAGTATGGGAATTGTTCTTCACACTCAAACAGGACAATATTCTTTAAGATACACAGACAATAGAAAAGATATGAAATTTACGCAGTTGGACACTGATCCTGAAGGTTGGATTATTATTGGAACTATACCTCGAGAGACTACAGGATCAGCTATACCAGAAAATCAGATATGGAAGAATGTAGGGCTACAGGTATGGTCAGCAATAAATATGAAAGGATATATTTATCAGGATGCTAAGGCTGGATTTGAATCACCACACTATGAATATCAGATTATAGAAGGTGATACAAGGGAGGAAGCATTATATGAATCAGTCTGGATGCACCTAGGAATAAATCAGAAGATCAGGGTGTCCTCTATAGAGGTTGATATTATCACACAAGGAAACAATCAGATCAATTTTGAATATGGTATTGATGAAACAGATGATTGGAATACAACTAAATCTGTGCAACAACAGGTACCAGACCGTAACAATGATGTTACATATGGTGTTACGGGGACAACGCAAACAGATGATGCTATTATAAACACATCAGACTATGGAGACAATCGTTACACCAGGTTACGGTTTGATGTTTCAACAAGACAGGTCAGATCATTTAGGTTTAGATTAAAGAGCACATCAGTGTTTCATGTGGTATCATACAATTTACATATGAATCCTGGACAACGAAGGACAGTGGTATGAGAACATACGAAAAGAAATCAATAGAAGAGAATAACATTGCCAAAGCGTCTGATATAAATACTAAGACAAGCAACTATTATTCTCAGTTAAATGGAACACTAGGACAAAACAATCTACCTTTAGACAGTGTTGATATAACACACCTAGACAATCCAACACGTACAGCATTAACAACACAAACTAATACTGTGATGCCAACCCAAGCGTTTTATGTAACAGAAGGTTGTTTGCCAGGAACGAAAACAAATGGCGTTATGGATCCTAGAACAACATACGAATATGATGATACTGATTTTGTTGTTGGTTGGATCTCTTTATTACCAAGATTAGGAACAGCAGATGGTGTCTATTTATCTTTTCAGTCACAAGCAGGAATGCTTAAAGGAAATGCAACAATAGACATTGGAAGGTTATTAGGGACTGAATATTCTGTAGATGGACAAGGAAACGTAACGTTTAATCCTATAGGTGAAGAATGGAGATTACAAATAGGTGTCTTCGTTAATAATGTTTTGGTTGCAGAGACCGATAACATTCCATCACGAAGAGGAACAATATGTCTTCCATATTCTATTCCAATAGACGCTGTGTGGTGTGAGGTTGAGATAAAATTCAAAGCAACTAAGCAGGTACATACCCTGATGCCCAATGTTATAGCGCCTGGTGTGTCTGTGTATTCATCAGAGCTATGGTGTAGGAATCAATATAGGTAAAACATAATGACAACATTAGAGAACAATAGAAAGGAACCTGGGGACAGGATCAATGACACAGAGCTAAATCAGATATTTACTGATGTGGTGACTATGTCGGCAACTATAGACAAAGACAACACAGGTAGGGAATGGGTATCCCGAAAACACATTGATTGGGGCAGTAGTCCATGTCATCCAAGCACATGGAAATTATTTAATACATCAAACGTATGGACAACATCTAGTGAAACACCATCTGTCCCAAATCTTGGTGTTCCTTGGTATATAGTTACAAACAAAACAATGAGAGAAGGTGATGTTTTTAGGATAACATACAGTCAAATGGTTGAAATGCTAGATGTAACGGCAGGATTCTTACCTGAGAGCCAGGCATATTTTCAGTTCTTTTATCAGTATGATGATGGTGCAGGTTTGATAGATGAAGCAATGAGCTGTGTCTATGGATTTAACGGTTGCATTAATGCTGATCCGACGGTGCCACCAGGCTCACAACATAGACTACAATACTATAGACACCAAATGTCACACCTATACATTAATCCTGTAGAAGGACGTAATGTATATGCTATCTATGTTAAAGCCTGGGTGGAAAATGCAAACCACACACTACATTTAAAAGAATCAGATTTCAATATCATTGAGGTGAAAGGATGAGCTTTACACAACAACATGTATTTGTAGCAGGAGATACACTAAATGCATCAGAGCTTGATATAAACTATAAAGAACTGAAACATTATGTTAATGGTTCCAATGTTGCTGCTGACCTAGCTGCTGATAGTGTAGGTACAAATGAAATAGTAAAAGGTGAATATCTTTCAGTTGTTTCAGATCATCTATTCACTATAGGTGATATGCACACTAATTATGTGAATATAGATGTTAATAATAGAGACTATTTCACATATCATTATAAAGCAGTAGATGCATTAGACAATATTCAGACAATATCTATTCCTGGAACTGGTAAAGAATTCTATTTAGAAAAAGATGCTGATGTTCTTTATGAGACATATATTCATACACAAATATATGCCAACTATTCTGCTGCAGTCATGGGATCAGCATCAACTGAATACAGTGCATTTTATGTATATGTTAATGGTACCAGGCAGGATAGCACAGTCTGTTATGGATTCTCAGAAAATTATACCGGTGGTTTTGTTAATCCAGATCCTGGTATCGCTGGTGTTAGCGGTGATATGTTAGTTCAGAGATCAATTGTAATGTCTTTTCTGGCATGGAACCTTAAGGAAGGAATGAACAAGATAGAGGTAAGAGGACATATTAGATCTGATAAGGGACGCGCTAGTGCTAGGACCAGCCAGATAGAGGTATTTTATAAATGATAAATAATGAGAGGAAACATAATGGGAACAGGTAAAACATTAGGCTCTTTAGCTGGAGGACCAATTGGCGCTGTAGCTGGCACTGTCGGTGACACAGTAGGAGGAGGAATAAAAACAGGATTGGCTGCATTAGCAGGTAGCGCTGGTGATTTTAAGAAAACAGAATTAGAAGCTCACATACGAAAGCGCGCTGCAGAACTACAAAGAAAGAAAGAGATGAACCTATTAGGCTTAACAGATGCTGAAAGGACATTGCTTTCTAGGGATGCTAATCTTGCACAACAAGCAGAAAGAACTAAACTAATGAATCTTCAGGATCAGGCTTTAGCCAATTTTGGAGGAACAGGTAGTGCTCAGTCTCTATTAGCTGGTCTTCAACAACAAGAAGCACAAGCAAGAGGACAACAACAGATTGCACATCAAATAGCAGTTAAGGATCTTGAAGCAGCAGCAGAACAAGAAGCACAGCTACAAGCTGATCTTCAATCCATTGCTGAATTGGAACAAGCAAGAGCTCAAGCCAAAGGCGAGGCAGTTCAAGCTGGTTTGTTAGGTGAGGCACAAAAAGAACAAGACAGAGATCTTATAACAGAGAATGCTGCATCTAAATTGACAACTGCATTACCTAATGCATCTGAGGAACAAATAAAGAAATGGAGCAGAATGCTCTCTGACAATCCTCAGATGATTGATGCATTAACATCAGTATTGAAATAAGGGGAACAAATGGCAGTATTAAAATCAAAACTAGTATCACAGGTTCCTAAGGGACAGACATTAAAAGCAGGTCTTATATATTCTAAAATACATCATGATGGTGTTATGAAGAAATGGCATAGAGCTGTAGAAGATTCCTTGCTGTCTTATCAGCTTGATGTTAAGCGTTTTGACTATGAGGCAGCATTATACAAAGAAGCAAGAAAGAACCTCAACAGACAAATAGCAACACAACAGAAATTAATTGATGACCTAACAACATCACAAACAAAAGGTAGAGCTGCCACTGCTAAATTCAATGCTCAACAAAAACAGTCTGCTGATAGGGCTAATGCCACTGCAGAGAATTCAAAGAGCTTAGCAATAGCACGATCTAAAAGCCAGGCAACTAGATCAAGAGCCAGAGCAGCAGAACCAGTATTCACACCTGATGATTTAGATGCAACAGTTAGAGGTCAGGTATCTAGGATTGCAACTGGTTCAATACACAACAAATCACTGCCTACAGCTCAGTCTAAATTCGAGGCACTAGAAGAACAAAACACAGGTCACCCAGAAATGATAGGTAATATAAATGCATCTGATGCATCTAACCTAGACCTGGCAAACAAGATTATCTCTACAAAAATGCAAGAGAAAGGAATTACAGAAGATCAAGCGCAGGCAGAGCTAATCCAAGAGCTAGGACCTGGTTCTAAATATGCAGCATCTATCAAGAGGGGAGCATCTAATTCTCAGACAACTAAAGGAGAAGCTGGTATCACCACAACAACAGCACCTATTCAGGACTATGGTGTTCAACGTGTTGGTGCTTCAACTGTGGCAGGACCTGATTTCAGAGCACAAATAAGAGATGCTAAAGCAAGATTAAAAGAAATAAAAAATCAAAAATTAAAAGCTCCAACAGCACCAACTGCCCCAGATATTACTAGGTCAGCACAACGACAATATGGTGAGGTCTTTGGTGGTAAGGATCCTAGAGCTATTGCTCCTGCTGGTGCTGTTGCTCCTCCACAATTATCACAATCATCTGATCTAATCACAGCCCTTGTCAGTAAATTTGGAGAACAAGGTGCTACACAGATTCTTGATCAGATGTCAAAAGGTCAAACACCCGACGTTGCCTCTGGTGCTACCGCAGCTGCTACGCCACCTATTACTATAGACCAACAGGCACTAACCGACACAAGACAACCAGGGCCCACTAAACAACCTTCTGGTCTTATACCTAAGGCACCATATAAGAAAACAGACATTGATTACCACAATGAGGCAATGATGACTGCAGCTGAAGATGGTGGAGCGTGGTTAAGCACACCTGGCAAACTAGAGAGAACATTGGCAAACACAGAAGAAGGTGTCTTCATCAAACAACTATGGGATAGGAACAAAGCCTCTAGCAAACCACAACCTTGGGAACGTATAGTTGAGAATCTAACTGTGCATTATAAAGAACCCAGACAACAGGAAAAAGCTTTAGGTCTAATCTTTGCATTAAAATTTCAGGATGATAAAAAGGTGTATGCTAAACCTAACACAAAAGAAACTAAAGCTACACAGGCAGATCCTGTTGAGCCAGAAGAACAAGATACAACTGCAATACAATTATAGGATAAGAATATATGGGCTGGATTGAAGCTATAGAAGAAGCAGAAAAGAAACAAACAACTGTTGAAACACATCCTATTGAAAAATCTGTCGAAGATGAAGATGATTTGTTTATATCAAGGGTGTCTCAGCCTGATCCTAAAACAGTGGTGGAAGCAGAACAGCGTTTCATTGCTTCTGAATCTGTTGATCCATTTGGTGCATTTCAATTAGGAAAAAGAATTGATGCAGAGAAAAGAGCTGGTGCTATTGCAACACAAGCATTCACACCTGGGGGGGAGCATCGTCCTATTCTTGATGTGACATTTCCTAGGCCTGAACCTAAGGAGCATTATGATCCTGCTAGTGCAATTGAAAGAGGCAAGCTCCCTTATTTTGATCCTGAGGCACCTAAGGAAGACCTATCAACAAGAAACATCTTAGATAAATTTAGTCCTCTTTCAGCTATTGCAGGTGTTGGGGAACTGATTGGTGCAGCTTTACCTGATAAAATAGGAGAAGCATTTGGTGCGCAGGTCATTGCAGAATCACCGACTGGACACAAGGTTGTTGAATCAGTTACATCACAAGCATTAAGAACATTAGCTTCTCCTGTTGCTGGATTAGCTGGCCTAACAGAGGCTTTTGTTTATGATCAAGATGTAGAAACTGCTGTTGCAAATAGAATAGCAGGTGGTGAAACATTTATGTATGTCCTTCCTGATTTTGTTGATGTCATGCTTGAAGATGTTCCAATGTCTAACGCTATAAAGAATCATACTAAAACAACTGCAGGTATCATTGGCTTTGGTATTGATATGGTATTACCTATTGTACCAGGGGCAGGAGCAGCTCAAGGTATTTCAGTTGGTACTAGGACTAGTAAGGCTGTAACAGCACTAGGTGGAACAGCACAAGCTGGTATCAAAGCTGGTGTCAAAGCAGGAACCAAAGCAGCTGTAACAGGATTTGCTGATGATTTTGGTTATAAGATATACAGAAACAAATTCAAGCCAGGTGTTGATCCTTATCAGTTAGATCCAGAGATCATTGCTAAATATGCTAATGATGCTGGGAACAAACAAAAGGTTGAAGACGCTTGGTCCTTTGCAAACTATGCATCAGAGAATGGTGCTACTGATGACACAATAGAACAATTATTTGCTGAATGGGAAAGCTCATTTAATGTTGGAATGCCATATGATGATTTTATTACTAGTAGTAGTAGTGTTGGTGTTGATGTAACAACACAAGGAATAAGAGAGCTAAAAAGAAATACAAGATCTATTCTATCAGGTGCCATTGCAGAGATGTCATCAACAAAAGAATTAGACGATGTTATTGGTGATCTATTAACAGCACAGACTACATCACAAGATGAGCTACTGTTTGCTTTGCAACAACATAGCCATAAAATGTCCTCATCACAATTTCAAGATTTCCTAGATAAATTACCTGAAGATGCTAGGTTCCTTATTGATGAAGCTCTAACTGAAGGAACATCAATACCATCATTAGATAATCTGTCAGTGGCAGGAAAAGATGCAGTTGTCAAAAGCCTACTATATAAAAATGCTAATGATCTTATCAGTCCTTCAACAGTAGCTCCTTCTGGTGGTTTCACTAGAATATCTTCAAAAGGTTATATACCTGATTCTTCAGTTCCAAAGCTACATACAAAGATGCAGGATAGTGTTGTTGGACGTATTTCAAAACGTGATGTTGGTCCTGACAATGTTGTTCGTGTTCATGAAGATGATTGGGCAGATATCAACGATCACCTCAATATGATATATGATGAAGGTGTTGTTCCAAGATATGATAGACTACATGACAGAGAATTCACATTACAGGAATGGAACAAGATTGTTGATGATACAAATGATTGGTACGCTAGAGCTTTACCATCTTATAAGGGCATCAGCGATATAGGCCAGGAGCTCTCAGAGGTCACTGAAGCAGGGGCTGTGGAGACAGAAAGGTATATTAACAAGGTGCTCACCACGAAGGTTCTGAGAGGTAGTGAGGTAGAGGTTAAAGCCAAGGCCGCTATTAGAAAATTAAAGGGATCAAAGGCATCTACAGTAGATCCTTTTGTTGAAGAAACTGTTGCTGAAATTGGAGCCAGGCTTGCATCTATTGGTGATGATTTCAGGGTTCAGATAAAACAGGTAAGAGGAGAGGGGATAAAAGACCTACCTAATGCTTGGGCTAATGTTATGACAAATAACTATACCAGACACCTTGATGAGATCATAAAGGCAGAGAAGACATCTCCAGGCATTGCCTCCATGGTTGATTTAGAAGCGAATTTAATGTGGGCCAAGAGAGGAGAACTAGCAGAAACACCAGAAGAAATCATCAAGGCAACAGGTGCTAGATTATCTGATGATGACATTAAAGATATAAAGACTATAGCGACTAGTCAGATGTTTGATGATTTTATCGGAAGGCTTTATGGTGGCTATGATAAAATAGAAGATGCAATGCAAACATCTTCAGGCATCACACATATTGACGGAGCATTATTAGACCACCAACAAACAAAGGTGATGGTGTCTGCATTGGTTAAACACAGTCTTATAAAACCATTGAAAGAAAGATTTGTTCAGCTTGTCAATGAAGGTAATAGTCTTGCAGCTCTTCAGTCTTTATTTGATGCACATGTTTTGGTAGATGGAAGACCTATCGGACAGTTCATCAGATCACAAGATGATTTTGCAAGACTGTTAGGAAAAGAAGCTGATGGTTTAACTAGGACAGAACAATACATATATACTATGGGAGCAGAAGAGGCACCAATATTTACAGTTGGCAATCATATGGATGTCTTATCTTCTCAGTATATTGGACGTAGGCAACAAGGCATCATTGCTGATATAACAAGAGATTTGTCTAATTCATACCCAGAACTATTTCCATCATCAAGACAAATTCAAGAAAGGGCAGCACAGTTTGCCACTGATCTAAATATTCGTGATATTGCAGGAGCAGTAGGAGAAGCTAACCCAGGGTTTGTTGAAGACGTAACAACAACAGGTGTTGATATGTCTGAGCTCTGGTCTGCCATTGTAGCTGATGAGATTGGTTGGAGACTAGTTGGAAAAGAAAAACAATTCACTGATAATACGTCTAGACTATTGGCTCAATATGGCATTGTACCAACAGGTGCTAAAGACTATTCATTCTTAAGAGAGGTGTCTGGAGCCAAGGAATACATAGACACACTATATCCTAAATTCAGACCTGAATCGACACCACAATTCTATCAGGTCCTCGCTAACACAATCAAAGCAAATGCTAGATCAAACATTATTGCAATGACAGATAGTCCAGCAGAGATGATCAATAGAATGCCATTGACATTTAAACAATCGGCTCAGATTAAATCAGGTGCTAGAGGAAAACTAAACCTAACACAAGCAACGGAGACATTAGATAATTTATCTATTCCTAGCACACAAAGAAAGCTAGATCCAGAGGTGGCATCAGAGACATTTGGAAATATTGAAGCTAGTCTTGATGCAGTGTTTGATCTACGTAAAGGACAAGAAGCTGGACGATTAGGAAAGGTTATTGATGAGGTTGTTTCTGATTTTGCAGCAATGAATGCTGTTGCCAAAGGTGGTGTCTTAGGTGGAAACGTTGCTCCTAATTTCAGGTTCCTTCTTAATAACTATATTACAGCACCAGCCATTGTTTATTCGACAGTAGGTCCAGAAGCTGGTGGGGCTGCACTAAAGGCTGCAGTTGGTATGAACTATGCAACATCAAGGATAATGAAACATCTTGGTGGAGGTGTTAATGAAGCTGCCTCTGCCTTTGGTAAGACTGCAGAGATAACTGAAAAGATTGTGGTACAAACACCTGGTGGATTGGTTTATACAGACAAGATGTTAGCCGACATGATATCACAAGCAGGTATCACCAGATCACAGGCTAGTGCAGAGCTTTCAGAAAATGTGCTTAAGGATATTATCTCTTATTCAGGAATTGAGGCACAGAAATTACGCAGTGCAGGGAAACTAACTGATGCTGAATATACAAAGACAAGACAGTTTATGAACACATGGTTAGGAAAACTATCTAGGTCTGGACGTGAGGTCAATGTATTTTCAGAGATTGGGAACATGACTGATGTTAGATTCAGGACTGCAGTTCTTGTTGATGCTTTGGAACGAGGTGTTGCTGAAAAGGATGCTATTAAATTAGCAAGGGAATCATTATTTGATTATGGAAATACATCAGCTGCTGAAAAGAAAACTGTTATGAAGGCTTTCTGGTTCTGGACATTTAGAAGAAACAACCTTAGAGCACAGGCCAAAAATCTTTTATCACACCCAGAACGTCTTAGGAATATGTACATTGCAAACAAAGGATTCTCTGGAACAGATCAAGAGGGACACCTTATAACTAAAGACTATGCTGAATTCAGGCCACTAATGACAATGTTAGAAGATCCAGAGATTAGAAAACGTATTGCGATCTTTGGTCCTAGTATTCCAGCTTTAGATGGTGTTGGCGAGCTTATTGATTACATGGCATTCTTTCCAGCTCTGATAACAGATGCAAGAGCTGGTGGTACAGAAAAGATGATGGAAGCATTACAAGAGGTTGTAGCTAGTGGTGTCTCACAGACACACCCAGGTATTCAAGCAGTTGTAGGAACAGCATTCAACATAGATGCACGTTCAGGATGGGACAGAGGAACCTGGTTAGATCCAAGGTTTATGTGGTATATGCAACAGAACGAAACAACATGGGATATGTTTAATACAATTATTCGTACCGAAGCTATTCCTTTAGATGAAGAGAGGCCAGGCAATGGTTATTATCAAGGACGTCAATGGCGTATTAGAAAGAACGATGATGCATCTATCAGGGCCTGGTATGCTATTCAAACAGGATTGTTAGCTATAGGTATGCAAAGGAACATAAGAGATATGTCAGCTCTTGGTTCAGTGATTGCTGGTCCTACCTCAGACGCACCTGATCCTAAGGTTGCTGGTGACATATGGTCAGCACTATACCAAACAGGATTGGTCACACCAACAGACATGCCTACATTACAAGAGAGAATGGAAATGAATGAGAAAGCAGTAACAAGAGAATTTAAACGTAGAACACCTAGAAAGGAAGATTAAACAATCCAGCTTATAATGAAAGGAATTCACCATTTAGTCGTAGGAGAAGAAAATGGGAGCAACAGGAAAATTTAAACACGTTGCAACAGCAACAGGCACAGCAGGTATCACAGCAGCTTATTCAGCACATATGGCTGTTGAGCTATCACAGGCCACAC